TGGTCGAAGTTCAAGTTGAACTCCCACGACATACCCATGAGGCCCCCAAAGATACGTGGACACACGGATTAACGCGTCACATGAGGGCGCTACATTTGTGGTATGAGAAAGCTCCTCATAGTTGGTGCCGTAGCAGCCACACTCGCGCTGGCCGGGTGCAGCGGCCCAAACCTCGTCGACGCCTACCACAAAGTGGCGCGCGCCATGCCCGCCTACTCCAACATGCACGACGACCAACTCGACAAAGCGGGCAAAGCGATCTGCAAAGCATTCGACGCCGACCGCACCACCGCGTGGGATGCCACCGTGGAAGCCGTATCCGAAAGCAGCGACCAAGCGCAAGCAGGCGTCTTCGTTCGCGCCGCCGTGGCCGCGTACTGCCCCCAATACAAGGGCGACCTGCCGAACTAGGTCAAATACACTTCCACGTGATCTTCGAGACCCAACGGCGTCTCGAACGTGTTCACACCCACCACCCGCGCCGTACGGCCCCCCGCAGTCACCCGCGAATCCGGGGTGTACTTCGGCGCATTCGCCAACACCGTGTACCACGTAGACGAACTCACAACCTGCTGCCCGGTCTGGTCACGGACCAGCTTCGTCGACCCCTCCAAATACCCTGTATCCGTCACCGGGGCGGCGAACACATCACCATAAGCCCCAGCACCCGTCAAGGTCTCCACAACCGCAGTATGAATGAACCATCGTTTGTTCATCCGAACACCCACGGGTTAGGGATCAACAAATTGTTGTACCGGAGCACCCTCTCCGCCTCCGGCACCAAACCCCGGATAGCGTCCTGCCGGGCCTGCGCAGCCAACTGGGCGTCAGCGAACGTATCCGACGACTGACCAGCCTTCGACGACTGCACCACCGACACGGTAGCCACACCACCCGTCAACGGGTCATACCCGATAGCAGCCCACGCAGCAGCCTGAATCACCGTCGCCAGTTTCAAAGCCGCCAGGATCTGCACATCCGTCGGCAACCCCGTCGCCGGGTCGACGGCGTAATACGCCTGGTTCGTCGCATCCAACACCAGATTGGTGGCAGACCGCAGCAACACGGTTGCGTTCGCCGGGGCCGCAGTACCCGTGTACTCCGCCAAATCCGCCGGCAGAGCATACGACGACGGTGTAACAAAATCCCCGTAATAGGACGGCATTACATCCTCACTTCTTGGGGATGTTCACCCCGTACAGTTCGATCAGATCCTGCTTGGACAGCGCGGACGCGTCATCAGGGGTGATCGGAGAATCCGTCGACTGGGAAACATGCACAGCCCAACCAACCCACTCGCCCTTCGACGCGTAGGGGGCCGGTTGCACACGTTCGACCTTCTCCACGAAAGGGGTACCGTCCGCGTTTACACGCTTCAGGTACCCCTTCGAGAGACGATCCGCAATGAACTGGTTGATAGCGGAGGGAGCCAACTCGAAGATGGCCCCCTCCTCACCCTCAATGAAGATCGTTTCGGACATCAGACGCGGCGGCCGTCCAGAGTGAAAGCAGCCACGGTCATCACCACGGAAGTCTCAATGCTGAGAGAACCGTCGGACTGCTGAACACGGCTGGAATCGAAAGGGCCGATCCACTGGGTGGCGGAGTTCGCCACCGTCACGGTGACGGGACCCTGACCCGAGGAAATAGCGGACGGCTGCGAACCAGCAAGAACGCTGATCGTGCCGGAACCGCCAGACGCGTTCGACGCACGCAACCAAAGGCTAACGTTCGAACGGGCGTTACCCGGAATGGTGAAACCGTTACCGGCACCCGCCACGGAGGCGGTACCAGCGGGGTCCGCCACGCCACCGTTCGGGACAAGGGCGGTAGGGGTAAGAGTGACGCGAGCCATTACTTAGCCTCCTTAGGAAATGGTGACGTTCGCCGAGGCGAGCGAGTCGGGGCGGATAACCTTCGCACCGTAAAGGAACAGGCCCTTAACGGCGTCAGAGAAGGAGGTCTGCGGGCGGTACGCCTCAACCTGGCTGATCTGGCTGGCGAACGTGAGCGCACGGTCGTTACCGGCGATCACAACCGAGTCGGAGCCGGTCGTCGGGGTCTGGTTCGACAGCAGAATGTCGAAACCGGCAGCCGAACCAACCGAACCGGTGATCAGCGCGGACGAAACGTTGTTCGCGGCGTTGGCAACGAAACGGCTGTCGCGGAGCAGCAGACCGTGAGCGGCCGGGCTGATCGCAACACGGCGGCCCTGAACGGGGACGTTCGCCTGGTCCAGCTTCACCTTCAACGGCACAAGCACGTTGTCGTAGAACTGGTTCGGCGTGGCCGCAGCAACCGAAACCGCACCGAGCTGGTTCGCCGACTGGATCGACGTGTAGAACGAACTCAGGTACTGGTCGATCTTGTTCGCCTCAGCAAAGGCGGCCTCGTCCATGAGCTGCGGGATAACGTTCCCGCGGGCCTGGCGGGCGTCCACGTCGTCAACAGCGAAGGCGAAGTAGTCCGCCTGGTCGATGACGAGGGTACGCTGCGAGTCGTTCGGAACCTCGGGGGTGATCGACGTGCTGTTGGGCACGTACTGGTTGATCGTGGGACGGTTCACCGACGTAATACGAACGGTGTCACCGTAACCGGCGATCTCGCCCTCGTAGTCGCGGTTGGTGAAGGCCGAGTAGACCAGGTTCTGCCGCAGCGCCACAAGCAGCTGGGCGGACCAGATTTCCGGCCTAAACTTCGTGATGCTCAATTGAGCGTCCTTTCAGTTAGGCGAGCAGGTGCGCCAACTTGCCCTCCTTGAGGGCGGCGTACTTCTGCTCAGGTGTCATTCGAGCGAGTTGCTCTTCTGTGATCTGGCCTGTTTCCCCGGACCCGCCGAGTTCAGTGCCGCTCGCTGCCGCCGCCTGGACTGCTTTGAGGATTGGGTTTGCCGCAATGGCGGCCTGAATTGCGGACGTGATGCCCGCACCGTCGGACGGGTCCAGCCCGGCAACGGAAGACATGAAAGAGTTGGAATCGAGCAGACGGTTAGGGTCGGCCCCGGTAGCTGCGGCGGCCTTGAAGATGGCCAGCTCGCGGGCTGCCTGCTGCGCCTTCGACTGGGCCTCGGTGAGGGACTTCGTGAGCGCTTCCGGGTCCACGGCGGCGTCCTGCTTCAAACCCAAAGCAACGGCGAGCTTGTCGGTCAGTTCCTTCTGGGCCTGCTCTGCGGCGTTCTTCGCGTTGATGCGGTGGTTCGCGGCTTCCTGGCGGACCTTGGCGAGTTCCTTCTGCAAGTCCTCGATGCCGAGGGTGCTCTGCGTCTGGGTTTCTGTGACGGTGGTTTCCCCGTCAGCAGGGTTGACGGTATTTTCAACGTCGGTGGTGGTTGCCTCTTCAGACATGATGTGGGCCTCCTGGGTCCAGATCGGTGAACCCGCTCCTGGCGGGACTTAAATGCGAAAGGCCGCCCCGAAGGACGGCCCCTCAAACTTGCGTCAGATGGTTACTGCAACGCTTCGATCGCACCCTTGTAAGCGGCGATCCGCCGACGCAGAGAATCGATCGTGCTCGCGGATCGCTTTAGACTTTCCTTGAGCGAATCGCAATATTCAGTTTCGCTCGCGACCTGCTGCTCGGCATGGTCAATGGCCTGCTGCAAAGCCACACAGGCGTCGTTGTGGGCGATCATCTGAACCGACATTCGGCTTCCTTTCTGGGTCAGGCTCTTGCGCCTAGGTCTAGCTGTTCGCGCCGGCGGTTTCTCACACGCCCGGTCTGCTCAATGAAGTCCCGCATCCTGGCTTGCGCGCGCCGCACAGCGAACTGTGCCTGCGACCGCATTTCCGGGGTGAACGCGGCGGCCTCTTCACGCTTCGCCGCACGTATCTCCCGCTCCAACCGCCGCTGAGTCTGCGACTCCAAGTAACGGGCATGGTCCTCCTCCGACCAAGGAGAGGGCGCAGGGGGAATCTCCGTCACGCCCGGGACGTACCCAACAAGGACGTGACGGCAGCGCGGGTGAAACAACCCCGCCGCGGTAGCCTCCGCAACAGTCGCATCCGCCCGCGAATCCGGCGCAATTGACAGGATTTTCCCCTGCCACGGCTGACACAACGGGCACGGGTGACCATCATCCGGGACCGTAAACAGGTCCAACCCAAGCGACTGCATCCGGTCCAGGTGGGACACATTGAACGCACGTTCCGCCGCCGTCCGGGTCGCCATCTCCACGTACGCGGACAACTCCCAATTACGGCCCTTCGAGTCCACGTATCCGGTGATGCCTTCACGAACCAGTTTTCGGTACGCCTCATGCTGCGCCTGGGCGGGAGTCAGCCCGAGGACTTGCGCCCGGGCCGCATCCGCCGTCACCGCCCCGTACACGTCATCCGCGTACCGGGTGATCCGGTAACCCAACAGGTTCAACTTCCCTTGAAGGTCTTCCCGGATCGCCCGGGCGGAGCGTTGCGCGTGAGACTCCCACGAATCACCACCGGGGAACGCGGGCGGCACGGCACCCCCAGGGCCACCCCCGGATCCGCCGGCCGCCTTCGCACCCTCCGCAACAGCACGGTCAACAACCTGCACCGCCAACTGCTGCGTCTCCCGGATCAGGCGATCCGCCGCCGCCCTCGACGCTTTACGCATCGAAAACAGCAGCAAATCCCCCAAACCATAACGCGCAATCAACTTCGCGAACCGGCCCAGAAGGTCAACTTGAATCTCGGCAACCTTCGCCGTCAATAGCCCCGCCAGGGCCGCCGCAGTGACCGCGATAATCGTTTCCCGCCGCTGCTGTTGTACCTGCGTCGGGTCGCTCATGTCACCTAACCTTGCGTCGCGTCAGGACTCGGAATCGTCGAACCCGGCTTCTCGGGAGGAAGGTCGTCGGGATTGGAAATCGGCTGAGCAAACTCGGCCTCGATCCGCTCGACCTCGGCCGCCCACTGGTCGTCATTCCAGTCCGGGTGCAGGATCTTCTGCCGCTCCAGCCGGGACGCGTTCTCACCCTGGAAGAGGGCAAGAACCGTCTGCGCGAGCTTCAACGTGGACTCCTGCACACCATCCGGGAACTCAACCCGAATCATGGCGTCCACGTTCGGCTGGTTGAACACGTCGCGGTCAACCGCCAGAAGCTTCCGCACAATCCGCGCCAGGTGCGGGGTCTGCGTTTTGATCAGACGACCACGGGTAAGGAACGTGCGACGCTCACGAGACTCAATCTCCGTCGCCGTCGTATCAGCCGACTTGGACGAATTCTGATCCATCCCGAACGTCTGCAACGCAAACCCGCTGAGCTGCAAAATCTGCTCAATCAGCGTCGCCGCGGTCTTCTCATACCCGGTCGGGTCGAAAGATGGCTGCACCGTCTGGATCTTGTCGGCCATTTTGTCGTTCGGGCCATGCGTGAGGCCATCCGTCTGGACGTAGAATTCCTGATCCAGGTCCGCGACCATCCCGTTTCCGGGGCCAGGGTTACCCAACAGATCCTTGTCTAGGAACGTTCGAGCCTTAGCGGCACGGCGGGCACGCATCCAATCAGAAAGCGTCTCCGCCAACTGATCCATAAGGTGCTCGACACCATCCAAGGTGCTGCGGCCAAGGTGCCGCCCGATTGGGTGGTCACGCCACAACCGGTTCGGCCCCTGATTCGGCAGGTACTCCACGCACAGGCCCGGGGACAGGGAATCAACGGTGCCCGGGGCGCCCAGAGCTTGCAACGCATCCAGCGCGGCCGTCTCAGGACGGGAAGTCAGAGAGACACGCGAGCCGAGCTTGTCGTCGGTGCCCTCATACAACCCATGCAGGATAATGCCGTTGCCGGTGATCGGGGAGGTTTCGTGGCGTTCGAGGTGACGCCAAACCGTCTGCCCCTCCTTCGCCACTACCTCCCAAAACGTGACCGCAACAAGGCGTCCCCAACGGAACTCCGGGATGGCCTGGTCAACATCCACCACGTCAAGGAACGGGCGATCCGGGACCACGGACTTGTCCCACGCCACCCGCAGGAACGACCCCGACAACGCGGCGGCAAGTTCGGTGGCCTGCGCCAACGTCGAGTAGAACCCCTGATCGGCCAGATAGTTCAACCGCTCCTGCGTGGCATTCGATGCCGGGGTGTTCGGGGCCTCACCCTTGATGCCGTCGCCGTCCGTGTCCACAACAACCGTGAACGTCGGCGGGTCCGAATACAGCAGGTCGCCCATTGCCTGACAAATCATGCCCGCAATCGGCACCGGCAGTTTCGTGTTCCGGTTCGGCCCCATAGGACGCTGACCCACAAACCACCGCTGAAACCGCTGCCCGATCGTCGGCTTAAACCCGCCCGTATCAGACGCGAAAAACCCGGTGTTATCCGCAGCGACACCGCCGCCATAAGCGGCCTGCAACTTCGCCAAATCGTTCGCGTACCAGGCCGACCACTGCCGCATGTAAGCGAAAATGTTCGACAGGTTCTGCGGCGGCCAAACCTGATTCGGGTCAGAGGCGGGCAGCGCCATAACCTACCCCTTCCGGGCCGTTAAACACGAAAAGCCCCCGAAGGGGGCCGTAAATTCAAGCAAGCCGGACAGTGAACCCTCACAAATCCGACCGGATATGGCGCAAAATGCAAAGTCGCCAACATGGTTACGTTGAGGAACGAATTACGCTCGGACTCGGGTGAATCGAAGACCTCAACGAATCCCTTGCCGCGGCAGGTGCGGCACTTGCGGTGGAACATTACCAGCCTTCGCCGGACTCGGAACCACGCGGATAAGCGAACGCCTGCCGCATAAACGACACCGGACGCGGCACCCGAGGCACCACCAAACCATTCCCAGTCGACACTGTTTCCAGATCATCCGGGACAGGAATCGTCACACCGAACTCGGCCGGCGGCCTGACAGCACGATCCGGAGCCAAAGCGCTAACAGCCTGCATGAACGCCATAGCCACATCGTCATGCCCCGCCCGCTCAGGCACAGCAATACGCATCGTCCCTTGAGGCGTGTACTCCACCTCAAGCGAACGCAACTGCTTCAACAGTTCAGGATCACGCGGCAACACCAAGCGCTTGGTTTGCAGCAGGCCCTTGATCATGCCGAAACCCGACTGCTTACGGCGCGCATCCGTCACAACCGGGGCCACCGCAGACGACCCGTGCCGTTGACGCATCTTCTCGTCAAGCATCGTGGTCGGATACTGGCCCACACCGTTCGTCTCGGCCGCCAACACCGGCATGTGATAGAACCCGGCCACGCGCACGATTTCCTCAATGAAATCGCTGTACGGCCACTTATGCCCCGACACATACCACGGCACAAAAAACGGCAACCGGTCACCGAGAAGTTTCCGGTTCAACCCGTAATCCTCAACCGGGGCCACTAAAGCAAGAACGTTCGCGTCGTTCAAACCCCAGTCAACGCCACCCGCCGCCGGATAACGACCATCCAGAAACCATTCCAGGTCTTCCGGCTTCGTCATCACATAGTTGCAGGCAGCGTCTTCTAGCTCACGCTCCGTGAAATACGACCCGGAGTCGTCACCGAACTGGCCGTTGTACTCCCGGTTGAAATAATCATCACCATTGTTCTGCCGAATCCGCTCCAACAGGGCCTTGTCCCACTTGGGGGAATCAGACGACTTCCACTGCCACGACTCAATGAAATCATCCGGAGTCGACTTACCGATGTTCCAATGCTTCCGGAACCAATGATCCGGGCCACCCCACGGCGAACTCGTGGCAACAATCCGGGAACCAGGCCGAGCACCAATCGACGGCTCCGAACCCTCCCAAATCTCATTCGGAATCCACCCCGCCTCATCCATAATCAGCAGGTCAACCGAATTACCACGAATCTGCTTCGTAGACGCCGGAACCGAACGAATCACAGACCCATTCGAAAACGACAGAATGGATTTGCCCTCATCCATCACCGACCCCGCAAGGAGCTCGGATCTCGTCGCAAGGAACGCGCAATCCGCCAGCAGCTTCTTCGCCGCATCCTCACCAGCCGAAACAACCAGAACCAGAATGTTCCGCCGAGTCGCAGCCTCGAACAGTGCCAGAGTCGCAAGAGTGGTCGACTTGCCCACCTGACGACCAGCCGTCACAAACCGGTAGCGCGCCTTCGACCGGGCAAACTCCAACTGGAACGGCCACAACGGCTGCCCCAACACCTGCTCAGCAAACGCACCAGGATCAGTAGCCGGATCAAAAGACACAGCCACCCCATTCACTAGTTGCTCGTCACTACGCTGCCTGGTAAACTTGGCGCATGGAAGAGGCGCAAATCGGCGAAGCCGTCCGGCGACACCGCGAGGCCGCAATGCAAAGCCAGGCCGACCTTGCCAAGGCCATGCGCGAACGCGGTCCCAAGTGGTCACAGGCCACGGTCTGGGCGGTCGAAAAGGGCGACCGCCCCCTTCGGCACTCCGAAGCAATCGAGCTGGCCGACCTCATCGGCTTGCCGCTCGGCTTTCCCGCGGACCCCTACGCATCAGCGGTAAGGCGCGGTGTTCAACTGTCCGTATCCGTGCTGACCCGGGTCGTGGAGGAAATGGGAAATGATCACTGACGCCGAAATCGGTGCCCGCGTTCTCGCCCGTCGAGAGCAAGCGGGAATCGGTCAGAACGAATTGGCGCGACGGCTCGGTCGACCGTTCCACCAGCAGACCATCGCAAGGCTTGAGCGCGGGGAGCGAAAGATCGGTGTCGGCGAAGCATTGCTTATCGCCCATGCCCTAGATTGTTCGCTCGATGAACTCCTCCACGACCAGGAGGTGCGCCCCCTGACCGCCCGCGAAATCACAGAGCGAATCGCGGACCTCTCGAAGCTGCTTCTAGAAGTTGTCTGAACGGAGTTTCCAATGTTCACTGAAGCGCCCTGGTATGGCGACAACGTGGTGCGGGCCGTCACCTGGTTGCAGAACAACCCCGGAGCCCACACCGGACCCGAAGTGGCGGCCGGGGCCAAGATCCCGCCGCGCAACGTGCACATGTACCTCCGCCGCGCCCTGAAATACGGCTACGTCGAAAACCCCTCACGGGGAAAGTACGTCGCCACACCAGGCGAACCAGAAGTGCGAGTCAACCGTGGATAGTGCAGGACTCCTCGCGGATATCCGAACCTGCGCGTTGTGCGCCAGTCAGCCGGCCTTCTACGTATGGTCCCGAACCTGGCGGCTCCACCACAACCAACAGCTTACGCAATACGTCGTATCTGGCGCATGCGTCGACCACCTGGAAGAAATCGAAGACCGGCACGGGCTCGAATACAACGACTACACCCGGTGGCCCTCATTCGACTTCGAGGGCTAGGCGCGGCGGAGGAGCCGACGCCACCACGAGTGCTTGACCGGACGATAACCCAGATAGCCCTTTGCGTTGATGTACGCCTTCGTGTAGCCGACCGTCACAACCTTCGGTTCCGGCTTCTCGTCGTCAACCATCACTGAATCCCCTCTTACTTACCCACAACAATCAAAGCCGCCATGATCGCAGCCACACCACACACGAAAACAAACGGCAAGAGAAACAGCGCAAAACCCCACAAGCCGACCGCCACACTCATTACGGCCCCGACAATGAGGACCGCTATGGCCGCGATCATGAGAAGAAACAGCAAGCCAAAGCACAAACGCTCAATGATCATTTGTCTCCCCTTGTACCCCGGAAATTGCTAGTGCGGCGGTCTCAGCCCGCGTTATCCGACAGTTCTGTACCCCAAAGCGGGGAGGGCGGGTCCCAACAAAGCGTGACCTCGTTTAAGACTCGGGACCGCCAGCCCGAACATCCCCTCACGCCCATCGCGTAGCGATCGAACAAAAATTCGAATCTAAGCCCTCAAACCAACCAACCCACCCGAACACCCATACCCAACACGAAAACGCGTCAGAATCCCGTTCAAAGGCGAATCAGAGGCACATCCGAGCCACACCCACCACCCAAGAACCGGAATTCAGAAACGGCTCACACATTTTTCGGGGTATGGCAGCCCGTACCTGTGTTTGAAAAGGGGGGTCCCGGGGTGGTGTCAGGTCGAAGGTTGTTCTCTGCTGCCGCCCTGGCCTGGGTGAGTAGTGTGGCTGCGTCTGCTTGTCTTGCCCCTGCAATGTCTTTACCTAGGCGTGCTGCACTGAGGGGGTCTAGGCCTAGGCGTTGTGCGTAGCCTTGGGCTGTGGTCATCCACTTGCGCAACAGTTCGAGGGGGCTGGTCTTCCCACGGTCACTGTCTGCTGCCTGCTGTATGTCCATACCATCCACCCACTCGGACAGCAGGTCCACCTTGGCTTGGGCTATAGCCCACTGGTGCACGGACCGGGAGAACCGGGGTGCTGCAAGGTAGTCCAGGCTGGGGTCGGCCAGTAGATCCTGGATGAGCTGTGCTGCTACGGGTTCCACTTTCGCCGGCGACCAGATGCCGTGCTTCACGGACAACGTGTTCCCGGGTTGGAACGGGGGACGCTGCCCCTCAAACTCAGGTATCCACTCGTTGCCGGTCTTGGGGTCGATCATCGCTTCTCTTCCACCCCGCAGAGCACGAACAGGGCCACGAATCCGGCAGTCAAGACAACGAACGCCAACATGTGGTCTCCCCTGCTAGAATGGCGGTGAAGCCCCGGTAGAGCAGCGAGCTACCGGGGCTAAGTCATGCCCACGAAAACCCGCCGATAATGGCCCTTATGTCAGAAAGTCCCCACTAACATGCAAATGTTCCGGGTCTAACCATCGGCTACGCGCGTGCGTGCGGGGATTCATGCACTCTTACATGCAACACGGACGCGACGGTTACGACTCGGTTCGTAGGTGGTTGAGTCTGCCGTTGCGTAGGGCGTCGATGAAGTTGGCGCGTGGTGTGTCCCATCGTAGGTTGGTGAGGTTGTTGTTGGAGGGTATGTCGTCGTAGTGGCAGGCGACGTGACCGTGTGGTCTCTCCCCTACATGTGCGAGCAGCACCAGCTCGTGAATGTACTTCTTGTGGCGTCTGCCGTCCTTGTAGAGCCCTACCGTCAGATGCCCTGACGTGTTCGTGCCGGGTCGTAGCATCTTGCGCCCTCGTGGGCTGTTCCATGCGACGTGTCCGCGGTCTGAGACCTCATAGTCTTCGAAGCCCGGGACTACCTTCCACTCGGTCATGGTGTGCCTCTCTGGGTGAGACTACTGTTCCTGACGGTTGGCTGCTGCCCGGAGCATGGCTATAACCATGCCTTCTGCGCCTTCGTCTGACCATCCGGATTCGGTGAACTGTCGTTTGATTCCGGTGTAGGCTGCGACGGCTTTGGCTGTCTCCTGCATGGCGTCGAGCAGTGTTGCTTCGTTCTGGAGCATGTGTGGCCTCTCTGGGTGGAGACTAGGACTTGCTTCGCTTTGGGTTGCGAGCCTGTTGTGCCGCTTCGTAGGCGCGAGCGAATGCCTTCATCGCCGCCGTGGCCTTCTCGGTCGCCGCTTTGATGCTGCTCATTTATTCACCCTCTCTGGGTTGAGGTCTAGGCAAGATAAGTGACCCAGTTTGAGCCTTCCTCTGCTGGCTTGTGCGGCGGGCGCTGTCCAGTCATCTGATACCGAAGTTCGTCCAGGGTTGGCTTTGACCAGATCATTCAGTCTCCGAAGTGTCGCCCGGTGATCAGGTCATGTATCGCCAGAATGATGAACCAGACCACGGCGGCTGCTGGTGCCCCGTACAGGAGCACAACAGCAGGCCACACTTCCCAATGCACTAGTCGTCCCCTACGAGCTCGTCCCAGGTGTCAACGTCCACCGTGGTTACTTCGGCGTTCTTCCAGCACAACCCGATCTTGTCGGCCGGGCACGTGTCGAACATGCCACAGTCGCAGCTCACACCATTTCCTGTAAGTCGACCAGGGAGCCAATGAGGGTGACCCTTTCGCCTGGCTTGAACGCCGCCGGGTCGTGGTGGGCCAAGTCCTGGTCGGTCTCCACGCGCAGAGTCACGTGGTGTCCCTGGTCATCGGTGTAGGTCAATGTCACGGTCGCCATTAGGTGCTCACGTCCATCCGTGGTCCTCCCACAACGGTTCAAACGAGCCCGGATACACAGCACCCAACGGTCGATCGTCACCGAGCAGGTGAATCCCTGCCGCCTGATACGACCGGTCCGCTAGCTGGGAGCAGATCCACGCCTTGTCGGACGCGAGCCGCCGAAGAACCCAATTGGGTGTTCGTTTCACCTTCAACAGGAGGCCGACACCGATCCAGAAGTAGGCGAAGTAGTCGTACGGTTTGCCCTGCTGTGCCAGGTTATACGCGATGATCTTGTTCTCTTGCTGCTCAGTGAGGGGGAACTGCGACCATGCCGCCTGCGGGAAGTCCGTAACATCCATGATCTGCACACCATCGGGTTGCGCCGACACAACCTTGTGCGGTGACACCGAAACGATGGTGTGGTTGTGCTTCGACCGCGTGACAACCCGGATAAGCCAGGACGAGAACCCCGGGGTTCGAACCAACCCGATCTGTGCGAGACCGGGCATGGTTTTGTCCCCTCGTTAACGACGAAAACGCCCGACCAGACGGCCGAGCGTTGTGCGCCTCACCAAACCCTTGTGATACCTAGCGAACGATGCCAGCATGCTTGTTCTCGCAGTCACGCGCCAACGACGGCACGACGCACCGCTCCCCACACACGTGACAAATGAACTTGTCCAGCGGGTCACCGGTCACTCTTCGTCATCCCAGTCGTCAGCCTCAGCGAACAACACCACCGGCAAATGATCCGCCTCATACTCGCTCCGGGCCTCTTCGAGAAGCCCACGCGTCACGAACGACCTCTGCCCCGGTGGGGTGATCCACACTGGGGAGTCATGCTCCATCGACTCCGGGTCCGTCACCCGCGCATACACCACATACGCGAGCGTCGGCCACGCTTCCCCGTACAGTTCTTCCACATACGCGGCGATGGCCGCTTCAACGCTCTTAGGATTGTCGTCGCTCACGCCGGGCTCACATCCAGGGTTGCGTTGATGCGGTCGCGCTGGTCGAAAATGAACCCGCCGGCCGCGAGGAATTTGGCCTCATGGTCGTGCCAGTGATGCCCGCAGAACAACAGTTCCGGCTTGGCTGCGTCGATCCATGCTCTGATCCAGGCTTGCGCCCCGCACTGGTCGCACCGGTCGCCTGCCGTGAGGTCCAGGTTTGCCATTGTGGCCTCCGCTTTCGTGGGGAGGCGTCACCTCACGGTGGCGTCAAAAGGGTATGTGGTGGCGGCCGTTTAAGCTTTGCCCTCACGCCGCGCACCTCAGACGCGGCACCACCGATCCCCCGCCCAGTACGGTTCCCGAGGCGACACCGCGCAGTGTCAGGGCGCACCAGTCAGGGGCTATTCAGTTATCGGGGAAGCGCGCACTCCCCCATGTCGCGGCACTCAACACCGCTATCACCGCATCACACCGTCGTGATCAGCGGGAGCTTCTACGCGCCGCCAGGGCCGCGAAATCGACCCGTGACGGGCGCAGCAGGTAGTACAACCAAGGAAAGCGGTAACGCATAAGGCATCAACACCTGATCTTGCGTACATCAGGCATGGACGCCTGATAGGAACCGACAGCGAGGACTCGCGGCGCTGAGAATGATGCTCGAAGCACACAGAGATTAGGTCGCCGGTCAAGTTGTCGGAAGAAGGGGTTGCCGGTCGCGGGAATAGCCCACCGGCACTACAAGGGAGCCCTTATCAGAGCAGGTCGCTACCCTGATGCATCGGGGATTACGTCCCTCGCAGGAAACCGTGACCACCCCGGGTGGCGACCCCGGCGGCTTACGGCCGCGGCAATGACAACCCGCACATGACCACGCGGTGCCTCGAAAGACGGTGCGCGTCAGCGGTACGGGCAAAACTACCGAATCGGGCGAGTGAACTGGCCCTGTCCCGTGAGGATCGTGGACCGGTTCCACCCGAGACACGACTCACAACGGAACAACTGGTAGGTGCGGACAAACGCATGAACCTGCTTCGTATGCAGTCTCAACTTCGCCCCACCACAGAACGAACACCTGCGCTGGTTGCCGTCACCGATCATCACGCCCATGTGCGGCTGATCCACCAACCACGGCAACAGTTGAAGGTAAAGCTTCTCCGTCAACCTGACATCGTTCTCGTTGTACTTCTGCATCCGCGCCCACTGCTTTGCGTCACCCGCCAAACAGTCCAACCACAGCTGGAAGTCCGTGTGATCCTTCACCGCGCCCACATACCGGCCCGCAAGATAATCCAGCCGGCGGTACACCAGCTTGAACTTCTTACGATTCGACTTAATCAAATCAACCGACTTGAACGGGGCCGTGGGACCCAACCCATAGTCCGCGAAATGCTCATTGAACCAGGGGATATCGGCCTTCTCGCCGTTGTAGGTGACGACGATATCGGCCTCGGAGAGCAAATCCCACCCGGCCCGAATCATCGCCTCATGCCCCGAACGCTCATCGTGGAAGATGACGTTTTTGTCACCCAACCACTTCGCCGCAAATGACATGATCCGTGGTTCCGACTGCATTTTGTCCGGGGTGATGTTCGCACCCCACGGGTCCCAGAAGTACCCGACCCCGGGGGCGCGCTCCACGTCAATGGTGAGCACCTTCACATGCTTGGCGGCTTTAGCCAGCCGCGGCAATTTCGCCCGCTCAGCTAATGACACCGTGGAACCTCCGCCACCGGTACACCTGATCCTTGCCGAACACCAACGTTTCGCCGCGCTCTTTCAACGCGTCGTCGCGGAACTCGGAAAGGATTTCCTGCACCGACCACCGTTGCGGGTTGCTGAGCATAAACTCTGCGCCTTCGCGTTCGGCGGTGGGGAGGGTGTCAAGCCACGCACCTAGATCAGTGAATTTGTCGGGCTTCGTTTTTGCTCTCTCGGACAGGCTCATGAACTGGGTTCTCCTTAACGAGAAAACCGCGTTAGGCACAGACCTATCCGCGGTACATCCATTATTGCACAGAAGTATTGCTTTTGCAAATCACGTGTGCTATGCGCTCACGCGCGGGACTCGTGCGCCTCCTCCGCCAGCTCCATCACCGCGTCATGCCCCTGCCACAGCGTGTTGCAAGAACGGCACAATGCGCGCTCGTCCTGCATTTGGTCGCGGTCGTCCAGGCGGTACATAACGGCGATAGACCACAACCCGCCGCCGTTGATCGCGTCCCCCCAGGAAGTTGCCCCGCAGATCGGACACTTCACTTTCGCCTCGAAGGACTCCCCCGGGTTCAGGGTGTTGCGGATCTGATGCACCCACGACCACAGCCGACGCACATAGAACGTCCCATCCAACTCCGGGTCGGCGGCTGCATCCTCACCCCACGCTTTCAAGTCCGCGATACGGTCAGCCGGACGAACCGGTTTCAGGTGTCGAATAAGACACCACGACTTGATCTCCGAACTGATCTTCGCGTGCAAGAACATGGCCTCGAAGTTCAGGATTGAACGTGTGGCTGGTGTGGCCGGGGTTCCTGGGCCGCTGTTCTTTGACGGGTTCACGGCGTCCGCGAGCTGCCGCAACAACGGCGGGTGTTCCACCGAATGCGCCCGCAACCACTTCCCGTCATCACCGGTTTGAGCGATGTGCTCCACGATGGGTTCGGCTAGGGCATCCACGGCATCTTGAAGGTCAGTCACGGTACAACCGTCCCGCAAGGATAGGGCCTCCCTGCTGGGGCCACGTCTCCGCCCCGTTCAACTGACTCACGAGTTTCGACGCCTCGCGGCGAGACAACCCGTGAACATCACCCATCGCTCGGTGATCCCGGTAAATCGTCACATTCCAAGGCTTCACTGCTGCCCCTCACTAAGGATGCGATAGGCGTCAGAGCCGAACCCGCGCCAGTCGGTTGATTTATTCCAGGCCGCCCACAGGGCGTCGATCTGTCCGCGAAGGGCATCACGTTCCGCAGTGACCTCCTCGAATGTCTGATCCGTTTTTGGCGCGCTCATTCGCCGTCCTTTCCTGCTAACCATTTCAGGGCATGTTCAGCACCATCCCGACCGTCAATAACGCCCTGACGGTAACCCCGGTAGAACTGCCGTTGCGGGTGAGCTTTCGCCGCCTCGGACCATCGGGCCGACCACAACTCCAAGGCGGACGCAGCGGCAGACAGGAGGGCGCGGGGAAGACTCATTGCGTGTTCTCCGTTCTGGAGCCCGGCGGCTCCTACACCCATATGGTCTGTGATCCTCACGAGTGCACCAGCCGCACCCATGAGTGGTACTCGGGCGCGCGATCATGCACCGTGTAAGCGCAGCGCTCCATCGTCACCGGATGACGGCCCGGGCACTGGCCGTCGAACGCGGGCGCAGGGGGCCAGCAGTTCCGATGCCCGCAATCCGCGCAGCACGCGGCGTCAGGTCCGCCGCATCCGTCAAGCGGCGTATCGCAGGCGGGGCAATCGTCCATTACTCGCCCCCGTTCTGGTCTGCTACCCGGTACGGGTTGCTGATGGCGCTCCGGGTGCCGCGCTCGATCATGGCGGCGTGCTCGGAGTTCCACGCGCCGTCTTCCGCGCCTTCGTCCCACGCTTGTGCTGCTACTTCCTTGTCGTGGTCGGCTAGAACCACAGACGGGGACGCGGCAAGGATCGTGATGGCCTTCTTGGTCCAGGCCCACCATTCGTCCCATCGCGGCACCTCCCCGGACAGGTGAGTCTTCGCCGCCGCAATGACGGCTTCGGCTTCGACCAGTCGGGCTTCGATATCCCCATACCGGGCACGGGACTCACCCAGCAGACGAGTCACCTCAGCCACCTCAGCATCACGCGACGCGCGACCGGCCATGAAACACTCAAATGGAGACGACCAAATCGACAATGGCGCATCGTCCCACGCCTTCTCTGCATCGGCCATCAGTCGGTCACCTCCACCCACGGGCCGGAGCCCACCCGACGGACGAGCTTGGTCGCGAACGAGTGGGTGGCCACCGCTCGCCTTGCGCTCTCCTCGTCCGGGGCCACGTCCGTCCAGTCGCCACCGATGGGGTGCGAACACTCCACGCCCCATTCGGTGGGTTCGCCAGCCCGCCATGGGCTCGTCTCGTCCTCAGAAGTGTCCGGGAACACATAGACCTCGTGTGCCTCGTAGGCGGCTTGGGCTGCGGCGATCCAGTCATCATGCGCTCCGGGCGCGTAGGACCAGGGGACGTTACCCAAGGTCGTACTCCGTCTTCGCGTCGATCAGCTCGGCGACACACCGGCCCCCTGGACGCTCGACCAGTGCTTTTGCCTGCTGCACTTTGGCGGCCCAGTCTTGAAGTGACTGGTATTCGGCCTTCCGGTCTGCGCGGTAGCCTTCGTATTCCGTTCGCATCTCGTCATACGCCGCTTGCAGATGCTCTTTCTCCGCGACCAGAGCCTCAACAGCATCCGCCAAGCCGCCAAACGCTCGCTGCGCGCGGCCGCGACCCCACCAGGGTTGCCATTCCCCCGCAGTGAAGATGCGTGCCTCCTCCACCAGCGCCTTGTAGTCGGTCATTGCTCCACCCTCCGATGACGCCTACACTGCAAATCCACCGCACACGGCAACAACCCAAAAGCACGAGTCCCCCTACGGCACTTGGCGCAGCAGGGGGACTCAGCCGGGGGATACACCCGACCCTCACCATTCCAATCCACTGCTAGAACGGGCTTTCCGCGTCGTAGTCGGTCTCTGCTGCCCAATCGACCGGTCCGCCGAGCGCGCCGCCCACCGGCCCCTTCGCCGGGAACCCCTCAACCCGAGGCGAATTCACCGACAACTCAACCGTGTGCCGCTCAACCCCATCCTTCTCCCACGTGTTCACCTTGGCCGACAGGAAACCAGAGACCGACACGGTGTCACCCTCACTGAGGCCCGAATACTCCTTGAACCACACCGTGTACCGGTCCCCGTAAACAGTCTTCCCGGACACCTGCCGGTCAGCCTCCTTCACCTGGACCCCGTAACCGGACCGGTTCACCCGAACCACCGTTGCGTCTTTGATCGAAATGAGAGCCATCTACTTTTCCTCCTCGTTGATTTGATCGAACTCGTTCTGCGTAATCCGCACAGTCGCCATCACCTTCTCTGACCGGTCGACCCACTCACCTGCCCGGCCGACAACCCCGCACCAGTGGTGCCCCGTCTTCACGCAGGCCCAAGAAACGAACGTCTCGATGAGAAGCGGAAACCAGGGAGACTTAGCCACCACCAACGACAGCTCCTCCGGCCCATCAGCGGGCCACCGCGCGACCGTGTACCAATCCCTCACCAGGTGTCCTCCCGGTCTCTCCTCGCCGTACACAACATGCACGACCCATCCACCAACCACTTATGCGCATGCTCCGCAGGCTCCAACGACCTTGGGGCAAGAGGCGACGTGGCCAACGGTTTCACCGGCTCCGCCAAGTCATCCTCGAACCGGCGATCGTTCAACCAGCCCTGCGCCATCTTGATGTGCTGCTTCTCCTTACCGACCATCAGCAGCGCATACGCTTGCGCCCCCTTGAGGATCGCTTCGGCATCGAATGACTTCCGGGCTTTCAGATACGCCCTCAACGCCGGCTGCTTGCCCTCCTTGCGTGGGTACACCTTCCAGAACTCATCGAACTCACGTCCGGTCGAAGATTGGACATTACTTTCCTTTCCCTTCCTTTCCTTTCCTTTAAGGAGTGAGGGCTCCTGAGGTTTCGTGAGCGCTCGTGAATCCTCATGAGGAGTACCGGAATTGGAGCGGGTAATGCCAGTAAACTTCGTCGGCGAAGGGTGCGGGACGCGTTGGTGATCCTGAAAACGGAGCACTTGAAGCAGTTTCCCTTGATCGGAGTCGAACTCCCCCAGCCGACCCGCTTGGAGCAGATGGAGTAGAGCGGTTTCCACGTCGTAGTCGTTGCCGGGGAATATCTGCATTTTGATCTTGCGGGGCTTGTACTCGATGTAGCCTTCGTCATCCACGAAGTTCCACAGACCTATGTAGAGGAGACGGGTGACGGGCTCAAGGTCGGCCATCACATCGTCTACCCAATGGTCCGGTTTGATCGTGCGGATTCGGCCCATCACACCTCCTCGTGGTCGTACATGCCCGCCAACCCCCGATACTCAGCAGCCTCAGTATCAGACAGGTGCGTTCGCGTGCCGTCCAGGTTCAACAGAAACCACTCCTGCTCAAACGTGTAAAACACCGGCACCAAATGATTCGCCAAAGGGTTATGCCGACGAACCTTCCACCCCTTCACCAAAGCCAGGGATTGGAGGTCTGATTCGAACCGGGTATTGCACAGGTAGCAGGCGGTCACACCATCCGCATACCCGGGGCGGATTTTGGATCCGCCCATGCCGGTTGCTCGGCGGTGCTGGTAAGTGAGGGCCAGGTGGGTGCCGCAGGCTACGCAACGGTGATGGTCACGGTTGTAGGTGCCCTGGCGGATGGCGTTCGTCGGGGCGGTCATGCCGGAACCTTTCGGTACGGCCCGAACGGTCCACTCATGCCTTCATCCGTGAGAAGTCGTGCCACAGCGTCATCCCAATTGCGATAGACGTGCGGAACGCCGACCTCATCGCGAAGCACCCACCACAGCCCCCTATTTCGATTCCGCTTGGCTTTATGGCTTCGGAACTCCTGCATAAGATTCCATCCAATGGTCTCGGTGTACCGCGGTGGGATCGCCTCGCGCAGCTCGTCACGGGTCATCCAGTCGATACCCATTGCCACCCGGCCCTCCTGAACCCCAGAGAAGTTGCCGACGACGTGCATGAACTCGTCGGGTGCGGGACGGCGGCCCATCTTCGCTGTACGCGCAAGGTGGGGTTGATGGTAGGGCAAACCCATCACCGGGAATGACGTTTCGAACAGGCGGTGCCGGTAAGTGCGTAGCCCCTCAAACATGGCGCCACACAGCTCCACCGGATTCTTGAGTGGAGCGCCCGGAACGTTCTCGATCACATACGGCTTCCCGATCAGGTCAAACGCATTGCGGATGGCCGCCACGTAGTCAGGGTGATCGTTCTTCTGGATCTTCTGCGCGTTCGTGAACGCCTGGCACGGCGGGGACGCGTGGAACACGTCGAACTCCTGGTGGTGCTCCATGAGGAACTTAAGAGCGTCGGCCTGATGGAACTCGAACGGGTAACGCGGTTGCGGGTCAATATCGACCCCGACAACGTCGAAGCCGGCGCGGGAATACCCGACACCGGCACCGCCTGCACAACAGAACAGGTCTAACAATCGAGGTTTCATGCTGCCTCCTGTTGTTCTTCCAGCAACCGCAAGTACCGGTGATGCCGGTACAAATTCCGTTCGAATCCGGTCAACCGGTCACCATCCACTCCGGCAAGAAACGCCCCGAACATGTCATCCGAAGGCCGCCACTCATCCGCGCCAATCACGCCGCCTCCTGTTGTTCCTTACGCCACCCCGGCAACCCCAAACGTTGACGAATCCGCAACACAGTGCGCTCATCAACCCCCACCGTCGCCGCGATACGCCGGTCCCCCCAACGTTGCGCATGCAACGTCTCCACTGCTGCTTCCCGGTCCTTCACCAACACGTCACGGGAAGGCAGCGGGGCTGGTGGCACAACATCCATGTCAATGTCGTCCCACCCGAGAGGGGGAACCCAGTTGTTTCGGGCCGCCAACGCTCGCATGCGCCCAGCCGCGGAACGCTCACCATGTGTCCTCATCGGGGGTTGTTTGTTCCACAAGTCCTCGAACACTTCAACAACCCGCCTGTGGGTTTCCGCGGTCACCCGATACGATTTCAGGTACGCGTGAATGGTTTCTGTTCGGGTATTCATGCGGGCGGCGACCTGGGCGAACGTCCACCCGTTCACGGCGAGGGCTTGCAACCTCCGGTGGGTGCCTGTCGCGTCACGCAACAGCATCAATTCAGGGTCCGGGAGAACCGCCAACAACCTTTCAGTGCTTTCCCTGCGGATGCGTTCGGCGGGAGGGGTGTTCCATGTGCCGTAGAGGAGGTGCCGGATCGTGTGCTTGGGGACGCCGGACAGTTCCGAAATGCGGTCCTGCCCCATCCCTTCAAGTCGCAGCATTTCCACGTGCTCACGAACCGGTTGTGCATCCACGAGGTCTCCCGCAGTGGGCCGGCCGTATGCGATCCGTTTCCGGTATTGGGTTTGCCTGCGCGTGTTCGCTGCCCCGCATTCCCGGCAGCGGCATCCGTGGGTGCCGTAGCAGGTGTTCGTGGTCCCGTGTTTGTGGTTGGGCGGGCAGGTCAGGCGGACAGTTTGCGGAGTCGCTTTCGTTCCCATTCGTCAAGTCCTCCCAGGACTCCGTGATCCTCGCTCTCCGGCCACTCCAACGCCGCAGCGAGGCATTGGGTGCGTACGGGGCAGTCGGCGCAAATGTTCTTGGCCCGCATGGTGTCGACGGAGCCTTGTGAGGAGAAAAACATGTTCGTGTTCTGCCCTTTGCAGGCGGCTTTGGTGTCCCAGTGTTCGGGTTCGCCGATGGTGGGGGTTGGCAGGTACGCGTGCTCAGGCATCCTCGGCCTCCGTTTCCCAGGGGTCGGAGTTATGCCATGCCCGCTCCGCCTGCCATAAACGGTCCCGGAGTTCCTTGTTCTCGCGGAGAATCGGTGTAACCGCATCCACCAGCAGTTGCGTAGACATCGGACCGAGGACGCCCCCGGCAGCAGCAATCAATCGGGCCTCGTTGAGAATCGCCGCAGCGTCCATTAGTTCGTGTACTCCAATCGGACCAGAGCGCTCAACGACCGCCCCACGTCGAGGCGGTCCCTCAGCACGGCTATCTGGGTGCGGGCCGCCCTCAGTTGGACGCCCGCCAAATCCGCCTGCAACTGCAATTCAGCGGCCGCCTCATCCGCGATCACTTTCCGCAGGTCCATTGCGCCCTGCGCTTCCATGAACGCGCGCCGGTACGCCTGCTTCGCGGCGTGTTGTGCGCGAACTTCGGCGTCATCCAGGGCTTCGATGAGGGCGGGCATTTGGTCGAGTTCTTTGCCGATACCGGAGAGAGTCGCGGCCACCTGAGAAGGGGTCAGAATGTCAGGCACCCTGCAACTCCTTCTTCCGCGCAGAGAACGCAGCCTTCACGTCATCCGTCCACCAGTGGCGAGCATGCTGCTCGTACAAGTCCTGCAACTCATCCGGCGTGGTCACCTTCGCCACATAGGAGCGCCACTCAGCAGGCGGCTTACCAACCTCGGGGGCCGGCTTCGCGGTCGCCTTCGCCATTTCCTCCCGGGAGGCCCGCTTGTCACCGGAGTAGCCGATGTTCGCCAGGGCGCGACCAATCGCCGAGGTCTCCCCGTTCTCAAGAGCGGAGGTCTTGTTGGCCATTCCGGTGCCGTCTACCTCGAACGCGTACCCGGTACCATCTGGAACCTCATACCCGGAGTTGCGGAACACGGACGCCTTCACGATCCATCGAGTGGCCCCGACCTGTCCCTCGGCGGCTACCAGTTCGGTGGTGATGCGGCCTTCGGGGTGGTCGGTGTAAAACCGCTTGATTCGGGAATCCACGGTTTCGTATGCGTTGAGGTCGAAGTTCGCCATCAGTCCTCTTTAAAGTTCAAGAGCCGGTCGGCAACACCGACCAGCTCTGCGATCATCTTCGGATCCCGTTCGATCCAAACTGTCTTTGGTTCCCACCAGGCAAACCGGAACCAGTCACCGTCCGGGATACGCATCTGCCACAGGAACAGGCACCGCTCGGCCCCGGTCACGTAAAGCTGCCATTGCACCTGCCGGCGGTACTTGATCGGGATCTTGTCGCCCCAATCGGTGCCGGTGGTCTTAGCCTCAGCAATAAGTTCATGCGTGACCGAAATCCCGTCGGGGGTCGCCATCATGCGCGGGTCGTCCGCGGAGGCAATCGCCCAATCGTTCGGCAGAATCCCGTGCTCGGTGTGGGCGTACCGCATGATCAGCGGTTCAGCCTCAACCCCGAAGAGCATGAAACTATTGGCTTCCAGATCAACGGGATTGCGGCGCTGTTCAATCACATCTGCAAAGCCGGAGGGCGTTGCTGCCTGGGCTACCTGGGTGGCGCTCACACCATGTAGGCGCGCTTCCAACCAGGCTTCACGGTCAACCGACCGGACCAGGAACCTGTCAGCGCTGATCATCTACCCGGTCGAGCAGGTCGTCCACGAACTGGGTTGTCTTGTACTCGTGCACACGATCCCAAAACTCGTCATCATCACGCATCAGATGCTCCTGGTCCAGAAATCCGGATCACTGTCCGGGGTCACGCCAGCCCCACCGTCGTCCGGCGGGAACTCGGAGACCATTGCCTTGAACGAGTCGAAGAACGGCACGCTGGCATAGTTGCGACGCACGAGAAGCGCAAGATGTTCGGGCACTTCCTTGTTGATGCGGAGCGCCACGATGCGGGCTTTCATGGCCCGGAACCCGCGGGTGCCGATGACGGTCTCGCCGTACCCTTCGATGACCGCGGAGACGCGGCCCTTGTCGTGGTAGTCGTTTGAGCCGTCGTAGTAGGCGTAGAAGCCGTGCGTGCACTTCTCCATGTCATGCGGCTTCGAGTAGTCGACGGCTGGAGCCGGCGAAACCGTTGGGCGAGACTTCCCGAACACGCGTCCGCCGCGCTGCCATGTGTACTCGTTCAAGATCTGCGCAATTGCCGCGGAATACGGGTCATCTTGGCGGCGGCATTCGGCGACGTTCTCGCCGGGTTTCCATACCTGCCGGTGTGACACCCCCGTCAGCCGTCCGAGCTTGTCTACGTCAAACGATCGAACACCGGTCACCACACCCGGGGCGAAACCGATGCCGCTGAACTCTGCGGCGCTCATGCTGGCACCTTCTCGGGCTGCGGCACCTCAACCGGCGCTTCTACTGGTTCAAGCTCAATGTGCTTGATCGGTTCCCCAATATCACCCATCAGAAATCCTCGTCTCGATGCTCGTCTGCGGCATACCTGAGCGCTTCAGCCCACGTTGAGAAGTGCGCCCACCGTTCCGAGAACGGGTGCTTCACCGCCCACGGTGTCCTATCCGTCAACCGGGTAGGGCGCGTCTTGCGAATCTTCCACCGGTCATTGCTCATGGCGGTCAACTCCATCACTGATGAAGGTGATCGCCCACGCACGCTCCCCATCTGGGCCGGTAGTCTCTCTAATCTCATCCAGGCGAAGTGTCCCCGAATCGGGGCCCGCCGCCTGCTCGTAGCTCCAACGGACTTCTTCGAGGACCATCGCGAAGGCCTTGAATGGCGCACCCTTCGCGATGGAAAACTGCACAAACTTGGTAACCATTTGTTGCTCCCTAAGCCAAAGAGCCGACAACAACCCGAACCCCGGGCTTGTCATCCGCGTACCATTTCTCCGAATGGTGAACCACCACCCGCGAGTCATCAGCCCACACCCCCGCATCCGTGATCGAGTCACAAATAGCCCGCTGCAACTTGTCACCGTCGGGCTTCACGTTCGGGCGGGCGCGAGTCACCGTCTTCCCGCGTGGAAGGTAGAAGTCCATGAGGATGAACAGCGACGACTCCGGGTCGAACCCATCGCGGCCGGCCAGCTCGGCAACAGCCGCAGCCGTGACGGTCTTACGCCACGGCTTCAACTGGGGTGCGTTCGCGTCGACCACTACGGCGCGACCCTTGACGATGAACGCTGTCTTGGAACCCTCGGGGATGGGAATACCGTCCACCCAGAACTCAAGCCGTTCGACGTACTCAGTCACGGTGGGCCGTCCAACAGGTGATCCCAACGAACCCGGCCACCATCAGCACAGCCAGCAACCATGCCCCGTTATACGTTGAGGTGAACACGCACCAGGCGGCAATGAAAAGACCGCCGACGAAAAGGAGCGCGGCGGTCAGGTCAAGTTTGCGTGCAAGACTCATAACCCCAACCTCTTCTCGATTTGCTCCCGCACTTCCGGCTGCTTGAACGGGTACGTTTGCGCGTACGTCAGAAGGTTGCCGATATACAACTGCTGCTCAATGTGCTCAAGCAGTCGGGCGTCACGGTCCTCTGAGGGGATGTACCCCGGCTGGTCAGTCATTTCTTTCCTCCGTTGTGCGCCCAGCCAAGTGCCCTCAGCGGCCAACGCGGTCGCATTATGCCCCGGCCTGGATAGCGGCCAGTATCTGACGGTTGACTTTCACTGCCAGTTGGGTGCGCTTCGCCGCGGTGAGAGACGCGACCACGGTTGCCCAATCATCAAGAGACAACAGCACTTCGGTATAGGAGTCTTCTAGCGGCGGATCGTATTCAGTCATTGCAGTCTCTCCCGGTGTCGTAATCCGTCAAATCAAGCTCCTGCTGGTTCTCGAACCCGCAGGTCGGGCAGTCCCAGATGATGGTGTCCGTGAACCGGTCGGCCCAACGAAAAGGCGCATCCCCATCAAAGGAACACGCTTCACAAGTGAGCACAGCAACGTCAGTCATGTCACCTCATCGGTTACGTCGTGGTATTCCACGCGGAGAACACGCTGGCGATCATCAATGCGGTAGTTGAGCGCTTCTGCGAGGCTGTCGAAGAGGTCGGCGGTGCCGCACTCATCCAGCGTCAGGCCGTACTGGATAGACTCAAGCGGCATCTTGCGGCACCACCGTCAACAGTTCACGCTCCGACCACGTACGCGCCGGATCATCCCGGTAACCGTCTAACCAGTCCACCGTCCACCTGCGTTCACCGAAAGCAACCACCGGCTGATTCAGGCGACCCAAGTACACGTGGAACACAGACGCGAGAGCTACAAGAGTTCCGGGCTTCACGACAGCCCTAGCATTTCGAGCAAGTCGCGGTCATTCCGCAGCATGTCCGACACCCACTGCCGTTCCGCCACCGTATTCACCAGTTCCGTATCCGACCACTGGTCATGCAGGTTCAACAGTTTCACCACAATCAGATCCCTTTACAGTTCGATCCAGCGGAACGAATCGAAACTCGAAACTTTCCCACACTGGTCGCAATCAAAAGGCACACCCGGGATAAGTGACTGCACGAAGGCGGCGCACCTCAGTCCGCTACCGGAGGGGCAGCAGCCGATCTGCCAGTAAGCGGCGGGGCCGGAATGCACTTGATGACCCCAGGGGCCCTTGCCCGCTACGTGGTGGGGGGACTCGCATTGCGGCTCCAGGTTCAGGTCAACATCGACCGCCAAAGACCGCTCAACATGCGTCAACAAATCAGACACCATCACACCTCCGGCATATCCGGCGGAAACGCAGCAACCATCTCCGCAAACGTGTCAAAAAACGGAACCCCCGGATAATTACCCGGGACCAACTCAGTGCGGGCGCGATCCCGGATCGCCACCTCAGAAACACACAGGGCGATAATCGAGGCACGCATAGCCCGGAAACCCCGAGTGCCGACCATCACCTCTCGGCCCCACCCGTCAATAACCCCGGACACGAACCCCGGCTGGTGGTAATCGTCCGAGTCCTCGCCGTACGCGTAAAACCCGTGACGGCACACATCCAACCCGTGATCCGCGGGCAACTGGTGGGGCTCCCACGCGAGACCCCCACCCGTCCCGTAGTAGGGGACAAGGTAGGAGCTGCGTCTGCATTCCGCCTTGTTCACGCCGGGTTCCCACCGTTGCCGGAACACAACCCCGGTGAGGAAACCTTCTTCGTCAATGCGGAAGGACCGCACACCCCGGAACGGGCCGAGGAAGAACCCCCGGCTATCGAATTGCTCTTCGATTGAGGGCGTGGAGGGCATGTGTCACGCCGGTACGGGTTCGGCGGGGACGGTCGCCGGGGTGGTGGCCGGTTCGACTTCCACGATCTTGCGCTCCTCGCCAACGTCACCGGCAATCGGGGTGTAGATGCTGTTGCTCATTGGTGTCTCCTTAGTGTGTGAGAGTGTCGTGTCCAAGCCAGTGATCGGAACATCCGTCCAACGTGGCTTCGATCTTCTTGACGATTTCGATTCGCCAGGCGACCTGTTCGGCATGCCAGGCGTCTAGTTGGTGCAACATCAGAGGGCCGGGTGGTGAGCGGTGCCGATGTGCCGCGCCTCGAACGGTCGGGGAGCCGTGGGGTCCTTGCTGTTGCGCCACTCGGCGTACGCGAGGGCATCCGCCTCGTACTCGAACGCGGCGGTCACATACCAGTCGGTGCCCCCGTTGATCGGTTCAACCACCTCCCAGCCCAGCAGTCCCAACTCGTAATCGCGAGCACTTGTCGTGGCGTCCATGACGGACCTCCTCTGTGTTTGTGGTGGCTCAGACCGGGGTTCGAACCGGTAGGCGTCTCCGCCCGCATTGATTTGCTGCCATGCCCTGGCGCAGAGCCAGTGCCCGATGAGGGATTCGAACCCTCAAGCCTTTCGGCACGTCGGTTTGAGCGACGCGTGTTTCCCTCGTTTCACCAATCGGGCAAGAGGGGCTTGCCTAGCGACCCGAACGCCTCTACGCTCGTGAAGTCGCCGTGTAGCACCGCAACCGGTCCTGCCAGACCATGAGGAAGCTGCGGCCCCGTAACACCCCTACAGTGTTTTGTTGCTCAACCAGGCCGAGCTGCTAATCGTCCTGGTGCTGTCTATCCGGTTCGTGGTCGTCGGGGTTTCCAGCGCCTCACCATTTGGCCCTTACTCTCCACACCCCGGTACGTCGGGGGCGTTTTCAGGTCACGAACCGTATGTAGTTGTTTCCGGGCATGCCGGATACCGCCTACGAGTAGGCGGAAGAATGCGAGTCGTTATGCGACTCTGCGTCGCCCCCTAGAACGAGGCGACTGCACCCAAGGATCGGGTTCCGCGGTCAACTTCTCATCGATCAGAGAAAGCTTGAACCGCCATTCGGATCCGAGCTTTGTCCCCGGGATGGCACCGGCCTTAGCCAGCTCGCGCACCGTGTACTCTGACTTCCCCAAGTGCGTTGACACTTCCGGGACACCGACCCACGGTTCACGTTCGATGTTCACAGCAACCCCTCCTGAGTAAGCACGAATTCGAGCTTCCAGGGGAGGACGCCGAGAGCAGAGGCGCAGGCTACGATCTTGTCTTGGACGGACTCTGTGTTGGTCCGCTGCGCTTCGTTGTGCTCCATGTAGGTACTCTACCTACCTTTATCGGTAGATGCAACTACCACTGCGAACTTTTTTCGCAACCCGTGCCAGCACTGAATTTGCTATACGCGCGCGTACGGAAAAACTGCGGATCAGAAGAAATCCCACCTTGGGGGGATTTTGTGCAGGTACCTATATGGGGTAGCGTCGCAGCCGTGGCGAACAGACCCCTAAGCGACTTTGACCGTGCGGCCTCGGCGTGGATTCGCGCCGCCGCAGCGGCACAAAAGCTTGGTCAGTATGAACTGGCGGAACGTGCCGGCATCCATATCAACACGTTCCGCCCTTACTGGCGCGGCGAACGCCGTATTGCCCTAGGCGACTTCGAGCTGATTGTGAACGCGCTTGGTGTCGACCCCGAGGATGCGATGAAGGAGATTAAGAGCATCCGCCTCTCCGGCAATTACTCGTCCTAGCGTTTCTTCCGGGTCAACGCCGACCCGTTCGAACGCTTCGCAAGCCTCTCCCACTGTCACATGTGACAGATCCCCTGCTGTCATTTTCGTACCCCTCTGATTCGTGCGGCCTCTGGTGTGAGGTTAGGGGGAACCTATGACACGGGAGACGAGTCGGTCTATCGCGTGGAACGCACATCCTCACCCATAAAGGTGGAATTTCTACCGTCAAAGGGTTGTGGTGGCCCTTGAAGTGGGGGACACTTTGGAACACCGAACGTTCCAAGGAGGCGGTAATGAGCGCGTGGGAGGAGTATGCACACCGGATCACCGGTGGGGCGTCTCAACGTGAGGTTGGTGAGAGGATCGGCCACTCGCATGCGACTGCGCGCCGGTGGATGAGTGATGGTGCAACACCCCAACAGGTGATCGCTTTGGCGCTCGCGTACGACGCGGACGTGTTAGAAGCGTTGGCGGCAGCCGGGTGGCTCGATCCGGCAGAGATTGAGAACGCAAACCTGAGTAGAACTCTGCGTCGCATGTCGTCGGTCGCGCTGACAAAGGAGCTGTACCGTCGGGCACTCGTGAAGCAGGGGCGTCAGCACGGAGACCATTTCGCGGACGCCCGGGAGCCGAACGAAGAGATTAACTAAAGGTCGACGCCACGCCCCCTGTCGGCATGAATGTCGGTATATCCTCTGTAACAACCCTGAACCCCAATGATTCAGGGAGCCGGCTGCGGGACTCGAACCCGCTGGTGGCGAATGTCGTATCCGCCCACTTCCCCTTGAAATCACTGGGAAGTAGCCAAACCGAACCCCATTCGGGTAGGCTACCTATATGGGTGGATGTGGCACCTTATTAGGGTTTTCTGGGTCGCTTTTGTCGGCATGCCGACTGTCAGGGAGGAAACAATGGCGAGCGTCAAACCGTACAAGAACCCATCGGGCGACATCGTTTGGCGGGTGCAATTCAGGGTTGGGGGCCGGGGTAAGCAAGCCACCTTCGGCACGGCCGCTAAGGCCCAGGCCTTCGGGCGATTGGTCGATGTGGCAGGTGGCGAGGAAGCCCTACTCCAATTGACAGGGGAAGCGGGCGGAGGAGAGTCACCCACTTTCGAAGAGTGGACGCGGACCTTCTTGGACCCTTCGAGCGGCCTGCTCACAGGCGTCGACGCACGTACGCGCGATGATTACAGGCGTATAGCCGAGCAGCACCTCTTTCCACAACTGGGCCACTTGCCGGTGGACTTGATCGACAAGCGCGCCGTGGGGCGCTGGGTTGCGTGGCAGGAGGCCCAGTCACCCACCCGCTACCCGAACCGCCTGGTGTCCGCAAAAACAGTAAAGAACCATCACGGTGTGCTGTCGTCTATCCTTCGGGCGGCAATGGAGTCGGGGTTACGGCCAGACAATCCCGCTTTCCGCGCCCGCCTCACGAGGGGCATGAAGGTTCAGGAACCGGTGTTCCTGTCCAAGGATGAGTTTCAGCGCGTCTACGAGGCAATCAAGCCGCGCTGGCAGCCCCTTGTTGCTTTTCTGGTCGGGTCGCAACTCCGATGGTCGGAGGCTGCCGCGCTCGACTGGACCGACATCAACCGTGATACGTTGCCTCCTACGGTGAGGGTGACTAAGGCGTGGAAGCGTCGCAAGGACGGCCCCGAAGTAATGGGGCCACCGAAGTCTCCGAAGTCGCGTCGTACGGTGTCGCTGTGGCCGGAACTTGTGGCGCAGCTCGGACTTCCCGGAAAGGGATTCGTGTTTCAAAACCCGGATGGTGGGCGCATCCCCACCAGAACCTTCGCAAACGCATGGGCCTTGGCCAAACGGGATTCGGGGATATCGCAGAATCCACGCGTGCACGACCTGCGCCACACGGGCGCATCCTGGCTGATCGCGGACGGCGTGCCGTTGCCGTTTATTCAGGCCAGGTTGGGACATGAGTCGATCACGACAACAGTTGGCACCTACGGCCACTTGCTGCCGGATGCTCACACGCAGATGGCGGATTCGTTGAGGGGCACCCTGTCCGGGGTTGTCCCACTCAGAAAGGAACTCGAAAAATGAAGGACAATCTGCCCCCCTTCGCGCCCACGGGCGTGAACGCCGTTCAGTGGGCACCGTCTGGCGTAGCTCTCGATGGGGTACCAGCCACCATGATGCGACTATTGGCCAGCCGGGAAGGGAAGACGTACGGCTACGGTTACGGCACGGGATGGGGGATCGTATTCGCGCACGCTCAGGGCGAGGTGGAAGTCCTGCCGACGCAATGGGTCACCCGATGGGAAGACGATTCCATTACGGTTACCGATGAAAAGCCCTCGGAGGCGGCGGTCTTCCGCTAGGCCCTGTTCGAATGTATGTTCGATTCATGGGTAACACGCGCACAAACGATGACGGGTTCAAAGGCGAATACCCCAAACCACTCAACTGGGACCGCATCGAACAGGAACTAAACGACGAAAAAAGCCCCCGGCCTGCCGAAGCAAGCCGGGGGCTCAAATCATGCGACGACCACAGGGCCGTCAAGTAGAAGCGGTTCAATCTCAGGGTTATCCGCCACCTTCGCCCACACGAAATACGTGCCGACAGTAGTAGACGAATCAACCAACAATTTCAGAACACGGTCAGCGGTCGTGCCGCCCTGCGTGTTCACCGATGGGGTTACCCATGCGGTCGGTGGGGTCACGTTGTCGGACCCCAACGCCACCTGGAACGTCGCCCCGGTAATGTCCTTACCGGTCGTCTCCGTGATGGTGCCGCCGACGTAGCGTTTCATGCCCTTCGACACGTAAATGGTGCTCATGTGACCTCCGGGGTAGACGACCAACGAACAGGGGCAGGGGTGCTCCCCCACCTGGTACCAAGTGGTACCTGCACCCACCGAGAAGTGAGCGGGGTGGACCGCAACGTGATATCGCGCAACCCTGACGGAACAAACACGGGCAGAATCGCCCCGACACCCGTGACGGATGCGCTCGCGGACAGGGCAACAACCCCGGCCGCCGCGACAGACCCAGTGGCGGATAGTGTGGCCGTAGCGGTCCCACCAGCAACCACCACACCCGCAGCAGTGACCACACCCGACGCCGACACGGACGCGGTGGTGGCTTTCCCGACAACACCGGTTGTGGTGATCGTCCCGGACCCCGACAAGGCCGCCACAGTCGAAGAACCAACGACCCCAGTTGCCGTGATAGTCGCAGTACCGGTCAGTGCCGCCGAACCGGAAACCGCCACGCTCCCGGCCGCCGTAACAGATCCTGAACCGTTCAAGCTGGAGGATGCGGACCCGCCAGAAACGACAGAGCCGGCCGCCGTGACCGAACCCGACCCATTCAAGGATGCGGTGGCGGATGCGGCGACCACACCACCCGCCGTGACGGACCCGGACCCGGCCAACGAGGCCGAAGCCGCCACGCCCACAGTCCCGCCAGCGGTGATCGCACCCGTACCAGATGTTGTGCCACCCGCCACGACACCGACCGTGCCCGCAGCGGCAACAGCCCCGGAACCATTCAGGGTCGCCGTCGTCGAAGAACCAACAACCGCTGCCGCAGTGATCGACCCGGTACCCGCCGGGGACGACCCGCCAGAGGCCGCCATAGACCCAACAGCAGTGATCGACCCCGAACCCGACCGGGTAGAAGTGCCGTTGAAATTCGTGGCACCAGAAGCCACATTGACCGCGAACGTCAACGTTTCACAGGTCGTCAAACCCGTACCACCAACAGTGGCCGTCGGAGCCCATGACGTAGCGGTGGACGCGTTCGCCTCCGCAACCGTGAACCCGTAACCATCCGTCGTTGAAAACGTGGTCGACGTATCAACGAGTTTCGTCGGGGTGGGTGTGCCGGACCAGGTTGCGCCCGTGTATGTCCACCCCGAAGACAGGGCGGTGGCTTTCGCCGCACCCAACCAGTTCGTGCCCGTCAGCGAAGCCAACGACGCATTAGCACCGTTCGGTGCAACACCGGTCGAGCTGGCCGACTTCACAAACGACGACCCTGAAGCGAACTCGAAGAACGTCGCCACAACCGGGTAATTCGACCCGTTGTGGGTGACGCTCATCGTGTCCGACCCGGCCGCCGAGGCCCGGTACATGACATACAGGCCGGTGTTGTTCACCGCCGACCCGCCGGTTGGGAGAGTCCACCCGGTGGGTGTGGTGGTGGTGACCGCACCCTCAACTGTCATTAGCAGGAACCGGCCCGCGGTCGGGGTGAACGCGGTCCCGTCAACGACGGTGCCGCCGCCCGTACCGTTCGACGGGTCCAGGGTGTGCGAGGTTGTGCCGTTGCGGGGCAACGCAATGGTCACCCGGTTAAGCCAATCGGACACGGGTCACCTCACAACGTCAACTGGTACTGGCTCCCGGCATACGTGAACGTCACCATGTCAGGCATCAACGCCGACCGGTACAACACGCCAATGAACGCCTTCTCCCCCTGGTCATCAGTGGCGACAAGCTCGTAGGCGATCTGCCCGGTGTCGTGCTTGTACGCCTCAACCCCGGTCACGCCGCAATGGGGGTGATAGCAATAGTGAGAGAGGTGAGGGTGAACGTGTTTGTCGAAGCCCACGCCTGCGACGCCGACAACGCCGCCGACGCATTGAACGTGCCAGCGGTCGACGCCGACCACAATGAGATGTGCGTCAACGTCTCCGACGTACCACCATTCGTCCACGGCCCCACCGACGCCGAAGCCGCCTTCGACCCGCCAGAAGCGGACGCCATAGTCGCCTGCTTGCGGGACGTGTCACCCGCCGCCGCGGCGGTAGCACCGGCCGCACCAGGATCAGCGGTGTGCAATTTCACCCAGCAGGATGCGGTAGCGAACGTACCATCCAGCCAGCCGTTCACGGCTGCGGAAGCAAATCCAACGGTCAACTCGGTTCTCCTTCAGTGAGAGCGCGGACCTCATCCGCAGTCATCGTTTTCTCAAACTCCACCGGAACAGTGGAAAGCAGGTTCCCGTCCGCATCCCGGACCTCACCCACCGCGGTGATCTTCACCGCGAAACTCATCGCAGACACGCCAACCCCCTTACGCGATCCCGGTCACCTGAGCGACATTCGTACGAAAGTCGTACGGTGTCGGCTGCGCCGCCTGCCCCGTAGTCACCAAATAGATTTGGTTCAGATCCGCGAGTGTGTTCCGCATCAACGTCACATCCGCATCCGAATACCCGAGCGCGACCAGCTCCGTGTCGGAGATTGCGTCTATGCGCGCTTTCACCCCCGGCACCCGGAAGATGCTGTCACGCAACTGGACAACGATCTGGCCGAGCGTAAGGTCAATGTCGTTCTTAGTGACCGGGAACCCCACAGCCATGCCGTCTCCTTAGTCGTGCTTGCAGTAATCGCAGGAACCCCAGTGACCGCAGTCCGGGTGGCAGTCATGCTGGTGGCGGCACGTGCAGCTCACTGGCACCCCGCACATTCAATAAGGTCCATCGGATCGACCGGAACCGAGTACCCGCCGACCGTCTCGTTCTCGTCCGGCCCCATCACATCGTGGGGCTGGACGAATCAACGACAGCAACCGGGGTAGGCTCGGCGGGAATCTCAGTCTTCGCCGTAGACGACTTCAAGTAACCGGCGATCGACGCAACGCATGTCGAAATCACAACAGCCAAACCCGGGTTGATCGACACGCCAACATAGTTCGCCGCCTCCGTCACCAGGCCCGCGGAAAGCCCCGTAGCCAGGAACGTCAGAACCTTCGGCTCAATGTCATGCCACGCACGACGCGTAACCGTCTTGATAATGGTGGACACCTTGGGTGCAGCCATCACTTACTCCTTACTTGTTCAAAATCATGGTGCCGAGCGTGATCAACCCCAGGACGGTGGCCGGGATACCCGCCCACACCATCCACTTCTGAGTCAGCTCAGACTTCGTATACCGCTGAGAAACACGGCTGTCCTTCAACACGGCAACGTCAGTGACCACGGCGCTAATGTCTTCGCGGAACTTCTCGTGGTCCTTCTCGTTTTGCTGGTTGATCGCAGCCTGCGCCAGGTTGTTATTCTCAACCGACGTTTGCAACGCCGACACGGACCCCTTCAACTCCCCTAGGAGGAAGATAACGGTGTCCTGTGGTTTCATCGGGGCTCCGTCTTCCGCCACTACGACGCCTTCAAAATGAGGCCGCTGAGCGCGTCCACCAGGTCTTGCTTCGTCAACGTCCCCTGCGGAAGTTGCGCGACAATCTCAGCCGCCAACGCCTTGTAATCAACCTGCGGTGCGGACAGTGCAGCAACCGCGGCCTTCGTGTCCGCAGCCGTCTTGGCCAGGGGCTTGCCGCCGTCCGGCATCGACGGTCCGCCGACTAGGACCGCGTTCTCAATGTTCTTCAGCTTGCCCATGACCGATTTAGGGTCATAGTCCTTGCCGGGGGTGTCGGAGGTGACCGACGGGCCGCCTTTGTACAGGTACCCCCGAAGGTTCATCACCGCATCGTAGAGGTCTGCCTGCTGCTGGTCAGTGAGGGCCATGAAAGCCCCTCCAATCGTTGACGCGCTCAACTCCGCCACGGAGGACGCCTGAGCTTTGTTCCGGTCAATAGGGGTGGACGTGTACTGCCACAATGTCCAAGTCGGCCACCACTTAATCGGCGGCGGGGTCGGGTTGTAATACGCAATCCACAACGCGGAACCCTGCGCCACCACCGGGGACCAATCCATGCCGTCCATCAAGGAACGGTTCAAATAAGTGCCCGGGCAGGGGAGTCCGTGAGACATGACCCGGGCGTTGAACGCGGCAGCCTGCGCAGGCCCCCACGCAATAGTCCCCGTCGAGGGCTCCGACTCGCAGTCCAACCACAACGAATCGCCGGGCTGGTAGGACAGGTTGGACACGAAATAGTCGGCGCAAACAGTGGGGTCAATGTTGCCGTTGAAGAAGTAATGGCCCACATGCTTACCGGCGTTGCGGGCATTCGCCACCTGGTTGCGGTACTGCGATCCCACGGCCAAGCCAATGTTCGCCCGGGAGGCATTCACGATCACGAACGACAATTCCGCGGAAGGGGTGTAGTTCCCCTGCGCGTAAGAAACGTCAACGCCTTCAAGCATCAGGCACGCACCCATTCCGCCTCAAAGAAGCATCCGGCGCTCGTGATCGACAGGTTCGCGGCCGTGGCCTGAGTGAACGCCTCCACATAGTCGCCACCGTTCAGATAGACGGTGGTGGTGACGGTTGGGTACGACCCGGACGCGGACGTGAACGCCCCGTACGTCACCGTCTCTGGCAGGACGGTGCCGTTCACACCGATAGCGACAGCCGACGCAAACGAGGTCGACGCCGTTTGGCTCTTCGCGGTCACCCGGTAGTACCCGGAGAAACCCGACGGCACCGTGATGCGCGAGTTGTTCGTCACATTGTCGTGCATGTTGTACGGGTCGAACGTTTCCGCATTGAACGGCAAACGCAAGTTCGTGGTGGACGATCCCGCGGTGCTGCCGGCCGCCGTAGTCGTCAGACGGCACACGGGGACAGCCGGCGACGCGGGAGCCCACGCGGTGCCGTTCCAGGCGTAGTCACCGTTATTGGCCGTGGTCGAGTCGCTTATGACTGTCGCATGCTGGCCAATCGCCGCAGTCGTCCATGCCTGCAAACCCGCCAACGTGTTGAAAGGCACATACGCGCCCGGGGCCGCGTAATACGTCGCGTTCCACGAAACAGTGGGAGACCCGCCGCCCGACGCGGGAACATTGATCAACGCCAGCGGGTGCGACCTCGCCGGAGCAGACGCCGGGACACCTGAACCCGGCGTACCCGCCGTGTACACAATCGCCACACCCGGATTGGAAGAACCGTCGGACTCCGCCGGGTCGGACACCTGCACATCCAGCCGGTCGATGCGGGCCGAACCCGCCGCCGCCGTAACCGAACCGGTCTGATTCGTGTCAAACGAATACGCGTAAACGCCCGCGATCGCCGCGGCCTCACCATCAATCAACCCAAGGAACGGAGTGACAGTCCACGTCGTAGATGTGGCCGAAACGATCGACGAAGGCGTTCCCGGCCGGACCCCCGAAAGGCCACCCAGCGGTCGGGTGGTCGACCCCATCGCAACAAACGGGGACACCCCCGTCTGCCGCAACGCTCTACCCGTGTACGACGGCGACCCCGCAACAGCGTCAACCGGCCAAACTCGTGCCGCCATCGACAACCTCCATACGTGCTAGTACTGAAAAATCGGGGAAACTCTTTAAATCCGGGGTTGACCGGCTTTAAGATGTGATCCATGAGCGAAACTCAGGGGGACCGGCCCGTAAGCCGGAAGGCGCAAGCCATCGGTATTACTGCCGTGGTCGCCGTGCTCGCAGGTGTTGGGGCCGGGGTCGGGGTCGCCGCGCACAACGCACAAGTCCACGCGGATGCTGTGCACGCCATGACCGTGGCTGCGCCCGCCTACGAGGGGGCGATCAGCCTCGGCGGGAACCTCGACCAATTGAGTGTCCAGTCGGTGCAGGCGAAAGCCGCCTACGACGCCGAGCAAGCGCGAATCGCGCAGGAACAGGCGGCTCAGGCTGCCGCGCTGGCAGCGCAACAGCAGGCCGCGCAACAAGCCGCGGCGGAACAGGCCGCCCAACAGCAGGCTGCGCAACAGCAAGCCCAAGACGCACCAGAAGACCCCGCACCCACAAACACGGTCCCGTTCATCAGTGACCCGAACAGTTCCGACGGCGGCCGGTTCGACACCAGCCAATGCGGCTCCGCCGGAGCCACCACCAACCCGGACGGGTCCGTCACTTGCGCCGGATAGAAGCCACCTCGGCCTTTAAGTCGTCGATCTGCTTCTGCTGACGCTTGATCAACTCCAACAGCACCGGGACAAGGTTTTGTGTGTTGATAGCCGCCGGCTGGCCCTCAACATCCAACGGAACCACGGATGGCCCAAAGCCGGCGGCCCGCACATCCTCCGCGATAAGGAACGGCGTGCGTGGCGCGGTCGCATCTTCCGACTTGTACCGGCCCATGTATGTGGGGAGCCGCAACGTCGCATCCAATAACCATCCCGGGATGGAACCCAGATCCTTCTTCACCCGACGCGTGGACGGCTGATACCCAAGGAATCCATTCACATCAAGGTAGGCATTCACGTACCCAGACGTGACGACAAGGTTCCGGGAACCCGGCGACTGGAACGCCGCCGACGAGTACACGGCACCGCCGCTGGAGGTGATGTTGCCGCTGCAACTCAACGACGAACCCGAGAACGCGCCACCGGTCACACTGCCAGACCCGACACCCAACGACGCCCCGGAAAGCGCCCCACCAGCGCTGACTGTCCCGGCCGCGCTGATGTTGCCGCCCGTGGACGTGATGTTGCCGCCTGCGGTGATCGTCGTACCCGCGGAGAACGCCGACGACGTGGTGATCGTGCCGTTCGTGTTGAACGTGCCCGTCCCCTGAATCGTCAACGAGCCACCGTTGTTGATCAGGATGCCGCCAGCGCCGACCTGTGCGCCTTGCAAAATATTGCCCGCAGCCTGCTCCCGCTGCTGCCGAAGAAGATCGGCCTGCCTCCGCTGGAAGTCATCCGGGCGAGGCGGCATATTCCAGGCCAGAGAACCGGGACCACCAGGCATAACGTCTCCTTAGTAAGTCGGCGGGACGGCGAGAACCGGGGTCAGGATCGGCGTCTCCGTCACATCCAGCGTGTAACCGATAGCCCGGGCGGTGCCGTTGATGCCGCCGGGGAACGCGGGCACCAAATCGACGCCGTTCGCATCCAAGCCGCCCACCTGGTAGCCGATGTCGTCCCCGATGCCCCAGTCGGAACCCAGCTGTGGGCACGCCGGGTCGGAGGCGACCGCCGACAGCGACAGTGTGTTGGTGCCCTGCTGGATAGCCGTCAACGCTTGCGCCGCGTACGTGGTCAACGTGGACGTGTCCGTGATCGACGTGGAAGGCGTCCAACGGAACTCCACCGTGGGCCGGTTCGGGTCCGTGAATACCTGCAATGTTGACTGCGGGCGCGAGGTGCCAACACCGGACGACACGGCCATGATCGTGTTCGCGCCCTTGCCGTTGGTGAAGTCTTCAACGAGCTGGAAGGACTGCACCGGCCCCGGCATTTCAAACCATGCGTTGGGTTTCATGCCGTTCGCGGCGGCAACACCGATACGGTCACCCACATACATAACCGGGGTGATGCGTTCCGGGTTGGTTTGCCATTCCCAGCCCACATACCATTCCGGGCCGCCCTGCACACCCATCAGATCCTGCAACGCCGAGTAGACAGTCTTGTCGGCCTGATCCGTGTATTCCGTGCGAGTCCGCAATGTTCCCACACCGGCCGTCACAACCTGAACCCGGATCGGAATACCACCCGCCGGGCCAGCCGCAACATAGTTGTTCACCAGCGTTTGAACTATCGTGTTCTGGCCCACGTTCGTAAACGGAGAATTCCCCACGAACCGGCGATCGAAATACGCCTCAGGTGTTGCGAGAGACAGTTTCACCAGGTCAGATTCGTCCCGAGTCCGCTGCGTCACATACGCACCCCACACCGGAATCCCGTGCGTCGAATCGTTCGGGTTGTCCGCCAAACAGACAATCGCCGCCCCCATCGGGAGGGTGGAACGCTGCCACTGGTCCGGCGCGTTCGGCAACGGCAAAGCCGCAGACACCGTTTCATACCGGCCGAGCGTTTGCGCGATCGTGATCTTCCCACCGATACCATCAGTTAGGTTCGGCAGGTCATTTAGGACAACACCGGTCTCCGCATCAACCGCAACCCACGTGTAACCCAAGACGGCTCCAATCGAGCCACCAAGTGGCTACTTCCAGGCAGGAGTGGCAGTGACAGTCAGCAAAGACCCCGAGTTATACGTAGACGCCGTGAACGCCCACGAATTCGCGCCAGGATCAAACGCCGACCAACCACGAGACGTGATATACCCGGCACGAGTTGATTGACCGTTCGCCAACGCGGTGCGCTTATCCATATCCACCAGCAAGAACTCCCCCGAACCCAAAGACAGGTTCGACGAGAACACCAACGCTTGCGTGGTTGTGGAGCTGGTGTGAGTGATGATCGGACCAGTGCATGGCCCGTCTATCCGCAACACCACCGGCCCCGCCTCGTTCCCCGGGTTGGTGAGGTTGATCTGCCCCGACACCACCGTTGAGGTGATCGTGAACGGCACGGTGAACGGGACGGTGAGACCGCCCGTCGTGGACGGCAACGCCGTCTGCTGCGTCAGCGTAGACCCGAGCTTCCGCGGGTCCACCGCCACCATCTGGATCTGCACATCCGCTATCTGATTCGTGCGGCGGGTGTGCACCACCTCATCGGAACGACGCACCGTCATAGACCGGGTAAACCCGGTCTCAGCCACCGTCAACGTTGCCGCATTGAAGTCGGCCGCCGCGTACACCTGGTCCAGGGCGGCCGTCAAAGCCGGCGCGGAAGGCGCGTACAAAGTGACGCCGAGGGTGACGTAGCGGGGCTGCCCGTAAGACAACCCGGCCCAACCGCCCTGCTGGCGTGGTTTCTGCACAACCTGAATGGTCGGCCGGACACCACCCCAACCAGTGAACGACTTCAACACCCACCGGACACCGGTGCCGTCCAGATTGTTGAACACCACAGTCGATGACGTGGACGCCAAAGTCACTTGTGTGGTTGAAGTGGTGAGCGCGGTCATGCGGCCCCCAAACTGTTCAACCTCATAGCCACCGATGACGTGAGCTGCGACGGATCAGCGGCCGTCACATACCACTTGTGCGTGACGTAATTCACGACCTGCTGGCCAGCACTTCGCCCCGCCATGCGGTTAGCGAGATCCGCGACCTGCAACCGGTTCGCCCCACCATTGATCGCCTTCAACAGCATGCGGTTATTCGACGCCTGCCCGAACCTGTTGGAGATAACCTCCTCCAACGGGGCCAGCATCGACGGGACAGAGTCGATGTGCGAGGAACCACCACCGGGAACGGTCATACCGTAAGCAGCGTGGATTGTTCCACCGTCACGGTGACCGTCGCCCAAACCAAACCCAACATTTGGGTTCGTCGCGTTCGTAGTGATCGTGTTTACGCGGATCGTGTACACCTTCTGCAATGCCTCGTACTGGGCCTGCAGCGCGGCGGCATCGGCTTTCGCCTGTGGGATACCGGACGTGTTGAATGCTGTAGTCACATCCTTCGGCACCAACCCGTATTGGGACGCCAACCGCTCTGCCGCATCCCGGGACATACCCGCCGCGACCGCCGCATTCACGAACTGGTCATGGACCGACTGCATCTGCCCCGACAGTTGGTCCGCCGACGCCCCAGCCGCGGCCTGAGCCGCAACCAAAGCAATACCGGACGACGCAATACCATCCAACGCCTTCTGGTTGTCGCGGCCCTTCTGCGTGTTCTGATCGAGCGTCGCACCATTCTGGGTCAACGCCGCAGACATGTCCGCAATGGCCTGGTTGTATTGGATGCTCGCGGACGACGCATCCAAGTTGACCTGGCCCAGACCCTTCAACTTCTGCGACAACTTATCCGTCGCATCCGCAGCCTTATCAGTGGCCGCCTTCATCGCCCCCAGCAAATCAATGCTCGTGGAAGTCTTCGTGTTGGCCCCGTCGACAGCGTCCGCGTTTTCCTGCTGAATGATCTTCGCCGCATCCAACGCCGAATTCTGATCCTTCAACGCCTGGCGAACATTCACCAACGCACCGGCCTGATCATTCTGCTTACCCGTCAGTGCCCCGGTAGAACCCGAGGTAGACCCCAGACTCTTATCGACCTCTGATAGTCGGTCGTTGACCTTCTTCAACGCGTCAGCGTTACCCACCGCCGCCTCGGTCAGGGTGGAGGTGGAGATCCCCAGCTCGTGGGCGGCCTTGATCGCCCCCGAATCGTGCAGGTTCTTCACCGCAGTCAGGCGAACGTTCTCCTTGATCTGGTTATTGTCCTGCTGCAACGCCTGAGCGTAATCGTTCGCCGCCTGCGAGTTGTCCTGCATAGCACTCACGGCCACAGCGAACGCCGCCGCCAAAGCGGAAACACCAGCAGTAACCCAACCGATGGGCCCCTGAGCGATCTGCGTCGCAATACCAACCGCGCCCATCGCCGCAGCGACACGCTGCAAAATCGGCGCAACCGCAGTCCACAACTTGAACGCCGCAAACCCAGCCGCAGCCGCAGAACCAACCTCCAACAACACCGGAGTCGGAATCGCGTTGATCGTGTCACCCAACAGCTTGAGCGCCTCAACAACAATGCTTCCCAGTGGGGCAAACGCCACAATCAAGTGCATTGCCGCCGACGCCAACGACCCCAGCATTTGCGCAACCTGCGGCAACTTCTGAATCGCATAATTCACAAACTGGTTCAGGCCGCCGCCCTGCACCCACGAATTGAACCCCTGGGCCAGAGACCGCACATACTGTGCACCCTGAACAAACAGAGGGTTCATAATGTGGAACGCGCTAATGGTGGCGTTCAGCACCGACAAACCGGTCTGCCCGAGAATGTTCGAGAACGTCGCAATCTGACGGTTCAAATCCGGCAGCGCCCGGTTGATCATCTGAACAGCGACACCGAAATACTGCAACATCGTATTCGCCGCAGTGCTACCGAGAGAGTCCAGGGCACCCTTGAGCTGGCCAAGACCAGACTTGTACTGGTCCCCCACAATCGTGGCGTCTTTGATCGCCTTGGTAATGCCGATGATCGCAAGAACACCAGCCGCACCCATACCCGCAAGCGCTCCGGCAACACCGACCGCGTACGCGGCCAACGGTGCCAGCAGAGGAATGAGCGCGACAATCGCGGCGGCAATCAACTGCCACCGCTGCAAACCCTGGCCGTTGGCGTTGTTCACCTGCTGCTGCGACACCGCCAGGCGGCGGTTCGACCCATCCAAACGGTTCGCGGCGGCGTCAACAGCCGCAAGTTTGGTGATCGCACCGTTGTCGTCAACATCTACGGTGATGTTCGGGTCAACGGAGCCGAGCTTGCGGGCCGCAGCTTCCGCAGCCGCCAGCTTCGCCATGAAATCGTGGTCGTCAAGCGTCAGCTTCGCGTTGATCGAGCCCGCCGTCGTCGGCCCCTCCGACACCATCCGCGTCCCCCTCGGGTTGTAGTTCGCGCATCAAACGCGTATCAGCCGACAACAGGCCATGAACAAGGACGACGAACTCACGCCACGACATGCGGCAGCGAACCTTCGGAGACGACAAACGCACCTGATACTCGGAGCGGAAATCAGCCTCAAGAGCTTTCCACTTCTCCAAAATGCGCTGCCACGTAACCCCTTTGCCGGGGGCGGTTACTTCTTCCGGGACCTCGTACCACTCGTAGGTGCCGGTTGCTTCGTCGAAGCGTCCGCGGCCGTACTGGGCGATTGCTTCGAGGCCTTCCGCCTCGCCGCCCTGTTCGGGGCCACCGAGTCGGTCAGATCCCGAATCGCTTTTGGGTCGCCACCGGTCTTCCACATGATCTCCGCCGCAAACCGGCCGTGGAGCAGATCCGACATGGCGGTCAAGTAGGCGCGGCCCCGCCACTCAGCGGACACTCCGTCTGCGACCATCTGCTGCTCCGCGTCACCCAAAAGGATGCGGTGCAGTTCTTCATCCGTCAGTGACGGGTCCGGGCGGCCATTCAATGCTGCGGTGATTCGCAGACCGTCCTCATACGACACTTCCGGGAGCGTGTACCTGCGCCCCTTGATCGGAAGCACGACCGGCTCAATGTACTCTGTGAGGTCTTCGAAAGCCATCTGGGTTTGCCTTTCCGTTCCTGGGTTGAGAAGGAGGGTGGTGCAGGGAACCCAGAACCCTGCACCACCCGGTCATTACGCGCGGGTGTACGTGAAGCTGTTCGACGCACCCGTCGAAGTGGTGACCAGAACCGTGGTCGAACCGGCCGACCCGGCAGGCAGCACGGCGACAATCTGCGAGTCGTTCAGCAGCGAGAACGAAGTAGCGTTCGTACCACCGAACTTCACACCAGTCGTGTTCACGAGCCCCGTGAAGTTCGCGCCCTGAATCGTCACCGCACCACCAGCGCCAACACCCGAGGGGGTAACCGATGTGATAACCGGGTTCAGGCCCGAGCTGTACGGGTTGCTGATGTTCAGGTTCAACGGAATGTCCGTGCCCGTGAACGTGATCTGCGCCTGCTCAAGGTTCTTCACCGCAGTATTCGTGCGCTTCCACGACACAACCGCGACACCCGAATACGCCTCCGGGCCGCCGTTCTTATCGAACCAACGCACACCAACACGCGCGGACGTACCGAACTGACCCACCGCGGCGCGCACCAACTCCTGGCCGGCGTCGTACACGTTTCCGGTCGCGTAGCGGCGGAACACGGTGGCCTGCAACGTCCACGACTGCATCGTGATCTCGGACGTGGCCCAACCGTTGGTGTCGTACGCGGACGCGTCTTCCAGGTTGGCTGCGATCTCCGGGTCAAGGTCCGCGATACCGTTGAGGGCCACCCAGCCCGACGCCAACGTAAGGTCAGACGTGACCTGCACCCCGAACTTGCGTGCGAGGGCTGTAACCATTTGTGCCTCCTAAGGCTTAAATGCGAAAAGCCCCCGAAGGGGCGTTGAGGTTCTGGGTTTCACCGCTCGGAGGCGGAAATCAGTAGGTGCCCCCATTGGGCACAAGGGCGGACGGTGGGTATTCAACGTCCAAGTAGAATTGGTCGGCGCGTTCCCACCGTTTCGCCTCGTCCTGTCCCAATGGAACGGACTGGCGGCGGTCGCACTGCACCACGGTTACGGAACCCATGACGGTGTTCTTCAACCCGTGGAACAACGGTTTGATCTGGTCGCCCAAGTCGTCCACATCCAGGGGGGCGTTGGGGTTGCCGCGGTACCGGAGCTGCACCATCACCTGCCCCTGCGGGGCGGCAAGATCATCCGTCAACGGCACAACCGAAATCGTCACCAGGCGGTTCGGGGTGGGGGGCACAATCTTGAAGATCACCGCAGTGTCGGTGGCCTGATAAACCCCGGACGGGTTGAACACAGCCGCACCAGACGCGGCGATGATCTGCGCGAACCCCGTAGCAATATCCGTCGCAGCACCCATCACAGCAACTTTCTGAACTCATCGCCCAAGAACCGGATCACATCAGGTGCCTTGGACACCATCGGCAATTCGAGGTAAAGGGCATTACCGGTGTTGTGGCGGTACGACAACTCGTAATGCTGCCTGCGCGCGTAAGGGCCGGGAATGAAGATCTCCACTCCGTCGTCAATCGGCCGGACCTCCTCCGACCCGACCAAATGCCCCGTCTCAACAGGGGTCTGCCGGGCAACCTCCGGGCGCACAATCGCTTCCATCGCCAACAAGGCAGCCGGTTTCAACCCCGCATGCACCCGTTCCGCAATCTGGTCGAAGTTCAAGTTGAACTCCCACGACATACCCATGAGGCCCCCCAAAAATACGTGGACACACGGATTAACGCGTCACATCAGGGCGCTACATTTGTGGTATGAGAAAGCTCCTCATAGTTGGTGCCGTAGCAGCCACACTCGCGCTGGCCGGGTGCAGCGGCCCAAACCTCGTCGACGCCTACCACAAAGTGGCGCGCGCCATGCC